GAGCCTCTGCATCCGATATAAGCAGTCCCTTTCGTCTCCGTTTCCGTATGCTGTCCAGCCGGTCCTTCCGCGCCTGTTCACCGGTCTTGTAAAAGGGGCACTTCCCTTTCACGCTGCACAGCACCACCGTCAGCCCCACACACTCACACTTGATCGGCTCATACAGGTCGCACCTCTCTCTCGGTGGGTATTCGCCAAAACCCGCTTTCTTTTTTTCCTTCTTCACTTCTTTCTCCGCTCCTCTCGCCAGAACTCCACCGCCGCCCATCCGCACACCGCCGCTACAGCCAACAGCACTCCGCTGCATACGCACCCTATCGCCGTCTCATACGCCCGTCCCCATACCAGCAGCTCCGCTGCCGCAAACGCCGCCAGCACTGCCAGTGCGCCAAACCCCGCTATGTATTTCTTCATCCGTTCATTTCACCTTCTGTCCTCATCGTTTTGCTCCACTTGCGCCACAGTTCGCTTCCGCATTTTTCGTGAGGGAGTCGATTATATTTTGCCACCGTCCACATACCCGCCCTGCAATCCGGCAGCGGGCACTCAAAGCAGCTGGCCGCATGTGGGCACCTTCTTCCCTCATGTACGCTCGGTTTCATTCTTCCCCTTTCTCTCGCCGTAGGAGCAGAAGTCGTCCGGCTTTCGCTTTTGGAACCCGCAGATAATGCAGCTCCCTCCAAACTCATGCTTGCAGTCCTTGCACCGCACCACAGGGGCGACATCAGCGGCAGGGATCTCGTCCAAAAGTTGTTCTGCGGCGTATGCGTATTCGATATGCAACAGACTCTTCGCCTTTTCTCTGTCAATGTATTCAGCCATTGGCTTATCCTCCCTCGTGGCAATATCCGTTTTCGTCCGTGTCCTTTCCCCAATAGGTGCAGTGCAGGACATTTCCGATCACCACTGATTGATAGCAGTCCTTGCAGCGCACCACCGGCACCGCATCCACAGTCGGCGCATTGTCTATGTCCTCTGCATCTACATAGTCAAAACACCGTTCATTCCCCCAATATTCTTGCCTCTCCAATTTGTCACCATCAATCAGCCTCATCGTTGTCACCTCCATCCATCTTCGCGGAGTTCTCCACAAAGTTGCAGACTCTGGCCGCGCAGGAGAGGCACAGTTGTTTCTCCGCAGAAAATGGTGTCTTAAAATTCACAACGCCATAGTGATTGAAATCCAGATTCACGCCGTCAACCTCGTAGTCAATCTCGCGCCCGCAGATATCACAGAACACTTTAACCATCACTCCACCTCTTAACATCCAGCCCCAACACCATAATTGGGGTCGTTGGTCATCCTTGCAATTTCGTCTGCCGTCAGCGTTCGATTGCTCACGGCGTATGTAACCGGCGTTTCAATCCTGTGCGGACACATTACGCATTCGCAGCGGTTAAGGCTACTTGTTGTGTTCTGACGGAATGGGCAGAGATGATTAAAACAGTCCATCACTCCACCTCCTGCACCGTTTCGCCCCACTCATGGCTGCAGCCATACACTTTTTTCAGGAACTCCTCGTACTCGCTTCCCAGTACGTCCTTGCTGCCCATAAAGCGGTCATATTCCTCCAGTTCCTCCGGTGCCACGCTCTCCCGCGATGGCAGGATCCTTTTCAGCAGTTCAAACGGTGCGTATAGTTTCGTCTTTGGCGCATAGTTATTTTTGGTCTCCACGCCGCCTGTTCAGCTCCTTTCCGCACATGATCTGCACGTCCCTTGTCCACGCGCACAGGTGCTTATACCGGCACTCCTCCGGGCACCGTGTCGTCCCCGTGCAGCACATATACCGTTGCAGCCTCATCCGCATGGTTATCACCACGCCGTTCCATCTCTCCAGCTCCGTGTCTCCCCATTTTGCGGGGTCAAACGTCATCATGTGTGGTGTCTCCTCTCCGTCCATCCGCGCCCCGCAGCCGGGGCAGAACCTCTCGTGTCCATCTCTGGACACTTCGCTGCACGCCGAGCACTCGTAGTGCCCTATGCTGCACTCCTTGTCCGCCCAGTCTTTGTCGCAGTGCTCGCAGAACGCCTCCCCGCATACCTGGCATTCCGGCCCGTTGTGGTACCCATAGTCCAGCCTCCACTCGTCTATCTCGCCGTGACTGTCCCTATACCATAGGTGCTTTTTGGTGAATACCCATTTGGCACGCTTTTTCTCATCCATCTCCCCATCGCCTCCTCAATAATCCGTGACCACGACCGGCAGCCGCCTGAATGGGTCAAACACCACCTTGTCAACCTCGAATGGCTTTACATCGTCATACAGCTGGCCGAACCTCTTAATAGCCTGTTTCTTTGTCCAACAGAAGCAGTATGCTACGTCGTCTGTAAATTCGTGGTCCTCCATTTGTGCAGCGCGGGTGAATATCCAACAGAACATTACTCCGCACTCTCCTTCTCCCACCGTATTTTCATTTGTGCCGGGTATAGGTCAACCTCCGGTCTGCGCTTTCCTGTCCACCGCAAGCCGCCAGCCTGTCCCACGCATTTCCACCCGCTGGCTTTCAGGCTCGTGCCGCTTTCGCTGTCCAGTATGTAGGTCACAAGTCGTTTGTAGCCCATCGCCCGTGCCGCCCGCCAAGCAGCGGCGTACAGCATAGAGCAAGCATTGTGGGTGCCGTCTGTGCATAGCCGGTTGACCTCCAGCGTCCATCCGTCGTCCAGATGCCGGCTCACCGGTCTGCCCACAACGGCAACGCCCACGATTTCCTTTCCGTCCGTGCAGCCGATGGAGAACTTGTGTCCCACCACTGGCTTATGGTGTCGGTGGTGCTGCTCCACAAAAGCGTTCGCCTCCTTGAGCGTCATCGGGCAAACCTCAAGGCTCATTTCTGTTCCTCCTTCACCGCCACAGCCTTTGCCAGCTGTGCCATGCCCTGATTCATGTCCTCTATCTGCTTATCCCGCCGCGCAATAGCGTCCTTCAGGCTGTCGTTGGCTTTCATCAGTGCCTCGATGTGCCGCTGCTGGTTCTCGATCAGGTCAGCGGCATATCCCATCGCTTTTTCGATACATCCAAACTCAGCAATCAGAGGACACGCTCCTTCGCATTTCTTATGCTGCTCGCAGCACCGCAGCGCGGTCACGATCTCGTCTCTTGTCATGTCAATCCTCCATTTTCATAAAGCATCCCCAAAATGTCTGCGATTTTTTGCCGCTGTGGTGCCCAAACAGAGGACGTTCTCCGATTGCCGCCCACACATCTGCGGCGGGTATTTGAGTTTCAGCCCATTTGAAAATCAGTACGCCGTCAGGCTTCAACACGCGCATACACTCGCGAAATCCGTCGTGCAGCATCTCCCGCCAGTTTTGTCCAAGCTGCCCGTACTTCTTCCGCATCCATGCGTTTTCTCCAATTCGGAGAAGATGCGGCGGGTCAAATACGACTAAAGCGAAAGAATTATCGGGAAACGGTAGATCCGTGAAATCGCACAATACGTCTGGATGCACGATGCAGGTTCGTTCAGAATCGCGGTTTGTGCTTTTCCAAATACCCGTATATTCCTCGTCCCGCGCATCGCAGTAGATTGCGGCAGGATGATTTTTGTTAAACCAGATCGTCCGAGAACCACAGGTAACATCAAGAATTTTCTTTGTCATGTCATTCCTCCTCTGGAAAATGTTTCTTCGTCACGGCGATGGGGAACGGCTCGATCTCGCTTGCCCACCGCGCCGTGCCTCTGCCGTGTATGCGTTCCCAAATCAGCGGATAGCCCGCGATTCCATCAAACAAACTCCCCAGCGTCGCGCCCTCCGGCAGATACCGCGCCATGCGCCGCAGCATCCAGTCCCAGAAGGGCAGGGCGATGGAGTTGCCCAGCGCCTTGTACCGGGGGCTGTCCGCACTTCCTTTCACTTTTATTTCGCGCCCGCGTTTATCTGTTTTAACCCAATCTCCAATATCCGTCCATCCGTCCGGGAAACCTTGCAGCCGTTCGCATTCCATCGGTGTCAGGCGGCGCACCACCATGTTCTGCACCGGGTATGTCTCCGCGTCCTCCCGGTACGCACAGGTAGCTTTTTCCCGCAGCGCGTGGCTCACGTCCTCACACATCACTGCTTGAGCATCGTGCATGGTGTTCAACGTTTGGCTGACTTCCTCCGCCATAATGCTGGCTTCGTTGGCTTGGCCGTTGCCGATGCCGTATGTAAGCGGAACTTGGTTTTCCCCCGTGCCCATCCTCGCCTGCAATGCCGGGACCTGCTCCCCGCACTCGCGGATGACGTCACAGGCGTGTGTCATGTCCAGTGCCACGCACGGCACATGGGCGTTCGCGTTCAGTGTGTGGCACGGTTTGCCGAACTCAGGTTGACTTCCGTTCTCCTTGCTGGTGATCTGCGTGGTGTCAAATGCCATCGCCGCCGGAGCCATCACTCCGTGGCGGTCGCCAGCGGTCAGCGTGGGGGATGGGTCGCCCTCTTTTCCAACGCCAAGACCGTTTCCGCTGCCATCGTGGTTGCGGCTTTCACCGCCACCCTGCCATCTTGTAGCTTTGTCGTTGATGGGGATAGCCGCAAATATGGCAGGATTGTTCACACCACCGCCAACACCGCCTTGCAGTGTGGGAGATTTTCCGTTTATGTCAAAAATGCGCTTGCTTTGGCAATCCCAAGCCGTCATACAGTCCCCGACTGCCGGATTAAAACCGCTTTCAGCAGCTTCGGCAGATCCTTCCCCCGACGCTCCGCTCTCCGCAATATCCCCTGGCAGGCTTTCGGGGTCAAATTGTATTTCGGATGCGGTGTCTCCTCCAAAATCTGCGACAACCGAGATACGACGGCGGCGTTGGGGCACTCCCCAGTATTGCGCGTCGTGAGTTCGCCACACCACGCTCCATCGTCCTCCCACTTCATCGTGATACCCTCCCCAGGTAGGCCAACCCTTTTCAGGCACTTCAATACCGGGGGCTTCCGGCTCGACGATTTTGATGATCTCTTCGAGCACGGCTGCGAAGTCTTTTCCTTTGTTGCTGCTAAAGGCTCCGACCACGTTTTCCCACACGAGATACCGAGGTCTAACCATGTCACCTGTCCGTCCATTCCTTTTGTCCGCCTCCCTCATTTCTTTTACGATGCGTACCTGTTCCATAAACAGGCCGCTTCGCGCTCCCGCCAAACCGGCGCGTTTCCCGGCGATGGATAGATCCTGGCACGGGCTGCCGCCGGTGATGCACCACACCGGCTCGATCTCCGCACCGTTTATCTTGCAGATGTCTCCCAAATGCTTTATCTCAATCGCCTCCTAATCTCCAAACACCACGCCGCACTCGTCCTTCAGCACGTCCTTGATGTGCTTCCGCTTGATGCGGCCTTCGTTGATCTCCTCCGCCAGCTTCTCAAGGCACTCGTACAGATACGCGATGCTGTGGGTGTCCCGGCTGTCCGACGTCTCCTCGAATACGTGCCAACCGCATTTGTCCATCAGCACCATTGCCACCATGTCCATGTTCTCCCGTGTTCCTTGCAGCTTGCCACGCATAAAGATGAGGTCGTCCCTGCTCAAATGCTGCTTACCCATTCCCGTCGTCCTCCGAAATGTGCACCACCTCGTAGCAGCCGTAGCTGCCGCCGTGCCGGAATGCCTTGCATATCGCGCTTCGTGTGCTGGCGTAGGATCGCCCGGAACGCCGCGCCAGCTCCGCCGTACTCGCTCCCCACCAGCGGGGAAACCGGTATTTATCCCGCGACACGATCATATACACCGTCGTCATGGCCTTACACCTCCCCGCACCGGCGCAGGCGCAGGCTGTCTGCCAGCTCCCGCGCTGACTGCTTCCGCTTGCGCTTCCGGTCCCGCGCCTGCTCCCAGCAGTTGCGGCACTCCGGGTACGGGCAGTTCATGCACTGGTCTATGCGCTCCTGCGGCTCATGCTGGCTGTCCTCCACCGCGCCGCTCAAAAATCGTCCTGTCTCTCCGCAATGTTCCTGCCGCCGGCTCTCCGCCGCGGCATCCACCGTCAGCCACGGTGCCTTGGCGCCGCCCAGGCTCCGCATAAATGCGCCGACGCTCATCGTTCCCTGCATTGCGTACATGATGTCCTATACCTCCCTCACCGTGATGCCGTGGAAATACAGCATCATCTTTCGTTTCATCACAAATAGCCTGTATGAGGCGCTGCTGGTGTCGCGGAAGCCCTTGCTGTCCTCCACCACCGTCTCGCCGCCCTGCTCGTATACGAAGTCGGCCACGTACTCTATGCTTTTCTCCTTCGCGCCGTCCTTGTGTACCTGCTTCGGTATCAATTCGTACTTTACCTGCGTCCGCAGGCCGGATATTTCACCGGCTCTCTGCATCAGCCACAGGTCCATGTACCGCCGCGCCTCCCGCTTGCTGTCAAAGTACATCAGCGTGCCGTCCGGCATGGTCAAGTCCACTTTCTCGGCGTGGAGTTTGTTGCCCTTTTTCGGCTTTGCGGCCTTTTCCGTCTCCTGTGCTGCTTTCTGTGCCGCCTGCTGTGCCTGTACTTTTTGCAATATCTGCGCCTGAGCCTTCTGCCCGAAGCGGCCTATGTCCTCCATTGTCAATCCCATCGGTTCAGTCCCCTTCCACCGTGCCCATTTCCAGGCGCCGCCTCCGTGGCCGCTGGTGGAACTTGTCGGCCGGCTCATCGTTGTCTGTCCGATAGCTCAATTCCGTAAAGGTCATCTTCGACCCGTCGAAGTAGAAGTTCACGTCCCCTGTGCGGCCCCTTCGGTTCTTTGCCACCGTGCAGCCCACCTGTGTGTCGTCCCCCGGATCCGTTTTCCATAGGAATATGACCTTTACCGCGTTCTGCTCCAGCTCGCCGCTGTCGCGCAGGGAGTTCAGCTTCGGCTTGTCCGTTTCGTTCACCGTGCGGCTCAGCTGTGCCGCCGCCACAATGGGTATCTCCAGCTCCGATGCCAGCAGCTTCAGCTCTCGGCTTATGCCGCCCAGCTCCAGGTTGCGGTTCTCGGCTTTTTTGTCTTTTTCGCCGATCATCAGCCCCAAATAGTCCACCACGATCATTTTCAGGCCATCTATGCCCAGTGCCAGTTCCCGTATGCGGCTCACCGTCACGTCCGGCCCGTCGTAGAAGTACACCGGCAGGCGGCTCTCCCGGCTGGCAGCCTCCATCACGCTGGACCACAGTTCCTCATCCTCCGGCATCCCATCAATGAGCTGGTCCATCGTCACGCCGTCCGCCCGCTTGGCCAGCAGTCTCTCGCCCACCTCTCCGGCCAGCATCTCCGCCGTAATGTGCAATACCGTCTTTCCTTTCATGGCGGCGGCTTCCGTCATCTCCATGCACATGGCACTCTTGCCGCAGCCCGGTCTCGCGCCCACAAGGATCAGCTGCCCCGGCCACATTCCCTTCAGCGTGGCGTCCAGCAGTGGGAACCCAGTGTCTATCCGCCCCTCTTTCTTGCCCGCTATGCTGTTTACCGCCTCACTCATGGCATCCGACATGGTTTTTAGCCGTCCGCCCCGCCGCGACCGCATCTTCTGGTGGCATATCGCCGCCACCGCCGCTTGGGGGTCGTCCTCGCCGGTCAGTGCGTCCATCACCGCCTGGGTAAACCGCCGCTTCTCCGCCTTCTTCCGCACGATCTGCGCGTACTCCATAGCGTTGGCGCTGGTGGGGGTGATCTCCATACACTGCACCAGATAGCTCCGCGTCTCGCTGCTGTATTTCCCCGCACGCTCCAGTTCGTCCGCCACCATCACACCGTCTATGGGCTTCCCCGCCACATACATCCGCCGCACGGTCTCGAAGATGTCCTGATTGGTCTGTATAAAGAAATCCTCGCCCTCCAGGCATTTCATCAGGTCCTTCACGCAGGAGGCATCTATCAGCATCGAGCCGATCACCGCCCGCTCCGCATCTGCGGAGTAGTCCTGCTGCCACAGCGCCAGTTCCGTGGCGGCGTCCTTTCTGATCGCACCTATTTCCATGTATTCTTCACTCCTTCACCGCGCCCTGCTCCTTCACCATGTCGGCAAATATCTCGTTGAAATACCGCTTCAGGTCGTAGGTGCTCTGCACTTTCTTCCCCCACCACTGGCTGTTCAGCGTGAAGTACAGCACGTTGTCCACTGTCTCCCACGCCACACCGTTTTGCTCGTGCAGCTCGTTCAGCGCCACGGCCTGCTTCTGCATTTCCGCCTCCGTGGGCTGCGCCCTGCCGGGGTTGTCCCGAGCCTTCTCCTTCGCCAGGTACTGCGCGATCTGATAGGCTTCGCTGGCATGGTCAACAGTTGGAGCGTCGTTTTCAGGGATGAACTCCTGCGTGTAGTTCCCCTCCAGAGTTTTCTGGAAGTTGTCAGGGCTCGTGATGAGCCAGTCGAAACTGGCCACGAAGCCGCGCTTGTTTTTGCCCTTCAGAAATGGGCTGTTCTTCACGTTCTCAATGGCCTTCAGCACACCGTCCACGCCGTTTTCCCGGATGCGGGCTTTCAGCGCCCGTCCCCTCTTGGTCTCCGCCGTAACCTTCATCACCTGTGTCAATCCGGTGTCGTTCCACGCTGCCACGATGCGTCGGACATCACTTGTCCGACACACAGGCTCTTTAGAGCCTGTATATATCTCTGACTCTATCTCTGACTCTGACTCTATCTCTCCGTAACCGATTTCGCACGGTGTTGTAACATCGTTACGCTCCGGCGCAGGCAAAGCATTGCTTTTCCGTGCCCGATAGTCCCGCATTCGCTGGGCTGCAGCGCCCTCGCTTCCCACATTTTTCACCGCGTAGGGCAGAAAAACCTCCGTTAGGTCACTGGATGCCTCTGCCAGCCCGCAGGAGAGCAGATATTGCAGCGTGACCTCTACGTTTGCCGGATCCTCGTCCAGGTCTAAGGCCAGTTCATCGGCGAATTTTTCCTCCAGCCCTGACCATTTCAAGGTGCCGCCGTGCTTCATCGCCATGAGCTGCATTTTCAGGTAGATGATGACGTAGGTATCTCCACCGGCTATCTTCCGCAGTTTCTTGATGCGCTTCGAGGTAAAAAAGTCGTCGTACAGTTTCAGCCAGAAATACCGCTTTTCTTCCGCCACGTGAATCACTCCTCCCTCAAATGCCCAGGTCGTAGTCCTCGTCCGCGCCGTCCCGGTCCCAAGGCAGCGGCTCGTTCTCCTCCATCTCGTGCAGTACCGCCGCGCTCTGCTGCGCAATGTTCTGCGTCCCGCTGGGCTTCCCGGTGGGGGTCTCTCCCACGCACAGTTTTTCCAGCTGCGGCAGCAGATCCGCCAGCCGTAGGAATACCTCCACCGGCACCTGCAGCAGCATTTCCAGCGCTCCCAAAGGGACCACATGGTCTGCGCGAAGCTCACTCCACACCTTTGCCTCGCCGTCCTTGGTGGTGTACGGTTTCTGCCGCCATGTGCCCACCACGCATACCGCATCGCCCTTTTCCAGACACGCGCTCAGCTTTGTGGCGGCGTTATCACCCACGGCGCAGACGTTCATGAACTGCTTGCTGTCGTAGCCCATGCCGAACTCCACCTTCGGCAGGTTGTTCTTGGGTATCGCGCCTATCCGGGGATCCCGGCTGACGGAGCCGGTACAGATCATGTACTGGCTTCCGTCAGCCTTGCCCTCTCCGTCCAGACGCTTCCGAACGAATAGAGGCATTACTGCTCACCCTCCCCAAAGAACCCCGCGGAGTAGTCCTTCGCCTCCGCTTTGCCTTCTGTGGGGCTCTGTGCGCGTTTGCGGGTCGTGGTGGTGTCGTTACCCTCCTTCGGCTCTGCGGTGCTCTCAGGGGGCGCTGTGGGGCTGGTGGCGGCTGTTTCCTGCTCTGCGGCGGGGGGATCGTCCTCCACTACGTGTCCGGTAGTGGGGATGACCGGCTCGGTCTCCATGCCGTCCCCCGTTGCCACCACGGCATCTTCGCCATCCTCGTTGAAGTAACTGCGTACCTCGTTGCTCAGTGGGGCATAGCCGCTGTTCAGAAGCTGGCGCATCATGGTCTTGCGGCACATCTTGTCCTGTCCGCCGTTCACGTCGTACCAGGGCGTGCCGTTCAGCAGTTTGGTCTGCTCCTTGGCGTCCAGCTCGCCATTGATAAGCGCGTTATATTTCTCCAACTTGAAGGCCGGGGAGTACCGGTCCGCGTGCTTGAGCAGCTTGTCCATGCTCCAATACTCGTAGCGGAACGTTCCGTCCTTCAGCTCGAAGTAGGCGTAGTAGCCGACGACCTTGTGGCTCTCGCGCTCCTCGTCCGTGTCGTACTTGGCCAGGTTGATGACCGGCTTGCCCGTGCGGCGGGAGCGCCCTTCCAGTTCGCCTTCGCGCACCTCCACGCAGTCGATGTCCGCGTAGTAGCCTGTGGACATGGCCAGCTGTATGTAGCCCTTGTACGACATCAGGTAGGTCGCCACACCGTTGTAGGGCACGATGTAGTAGCCGTGTCCGTAGATCAAGCCCATGCCCTCGCCACGCAGGCCGGCGGCGATAATGGTGCCGGGGTCGCAGGCCTTCAGCGCCTCGCTGGCGCTCACCGCTCCGATCAGGGTGCTGGTAAACCGCGCCGCCATCTTGTCGTTCTTCAGCGCCCGCGAGATCATCTGCTGGGTGTTGGGCGCCGTGATCGCCATGCTGAATGTGGGCTTCTTGGTCTGCGCCATCTGCGTAAAGCCCGTCTGATTCTGCGTTTTCATGTTCCTTCTCCTTCCTTACTCCTGCGGCACCGGCATAAACCGGATGCCGTTTTTCTGCATATAGGCTTTCAGCCCGTCCAGCTGCCGCGCCGTTCCGAATACGCGGAAGTCCACCTTGTACTCCGGCTCCTGCGCGTCGGGCATCTCATGTCCATCCTCCTCCACAAGGTCATTGACCGGCTGCGCCCACTGGGGCTCCACCGTTCCTACGATGTCGATTACCTCATACTCGCCAGACTCGCCGATGCACTCCGGCTTCAGCGGTGTCATCTTTTGCCGCTGCGCCGCCGCGTACTTCGCCGCAGCCTCCGCTTCCTTGCGCTTTCGCTCCTCCTCGGCGGCCTTCATGCGCCCCAGTGTCTCGTTCTTCACCAGCACAGCGCTGATGTTACGGGTACGTGTATACTCGTCCAGCAGCGTGGTCTCGAACTCGCTGTGCAGCGCACGAATGGCGTTCAGATCGGCGCGGCAGCGGTCTATGGCGGCGTTTATGTCCATCCACGCCGTGCTCTCAGGGTAGGTGGCGTGCAGCCACTTGGGGTTAAAGCAGTCGTCAAAGATCAGCCACTCCGCCATGTCGCCCACCACCTGAGCGAAATATTCAGCAAGGCGATTTTTCTTCTCCTGCTTCGCCGCCTCCTCCATCGCCTTGATCTGCACATCCAGGGCGTTGGCCGCTTCCTCGCACAGAGCGGTCAGCTCCTTGCACTTGGTCTCAAAGCTGCTGTACGCCTCCAGTGCCGCCGCCTTTGCCATCTTGCGGCTCTCGTCGATGCGGTCACGGACCTTCCTCACCGCCGCGCGATATTGCTTCGCTTGCGCTGCGCTCTCCGGCGTCACCGCCATCGTCCGCAGAGGTTCCAGGTTCTCCGTCAGCCACGCCTTTGTTTCCTCGAAGTTGGCCTCGATCTGAAACTGCCGCAGCGGAGCCAGGTCTGTGGTGATGCGAAATTCCGCCGCGCTCATGCCGTCACCTCCGCGTCGTACTTGGTGATGTGTTTCACCCTGTCCGCCCACGCCGGGTCAATGGCGCTCTCCGGCAGGTCCACCTCTGTGATGATGGCCTTCTTCTCCGTGCCCTCGCCGCCGGGGGCAAGCACCTTGTCGCCGGGGTGCAGCGGCAGGTCGGTGAGGAAGGTGTACGCCTGTCCGCCGTAGCCGTTCAGCTTCGGCTTGTGGTACATCGCCTTTACGATCATCCCTGCTCACCCTCCTTCTTGCCGGCATCCTCCGTCTTGTTGGCGTCCTTCTTCTTGGCGCGTTCCAGGCTGTCCATCAGCGTTTTGATCTTCATGAGGGTGTAGGCTCCTTCCATTTTGTTTTCGCACACCGCTTTCTTTACCGAGTCCTCCACGCCGCACAGGAAGGAGGCATACGCCAGCGTTGTCACGTCGCGTGCTTCTGTCCGACACGCCATGTCCACGCCCTCCTCGATCTTGCGCCCATAAGCCATCATGGCGAAGTCCAGGTTAGTCTCCTCCTGCAGCACTTCGCCGGTCTCAGCGTTGGTCATCGTCAGTTTCAGTTTCATCACTTGCCCTCCTTCCTGGCCGTACGCTTGCCGCCCTTCTTGGGGGCGGACTTCTTCTTTGCGGTGGCTTCCTTCTCCACCTGTTCCGCAGCCCATGCCGCATCATCCTCCGCCATCTTCTGGCGGATGCGGCTGTCCTTCTCGGTAACGAGCTTTACGGCGTTCTCCGTCAGGCGCACCAGCAGTCCCGCCGTGCCGATGGGTACGTTTTCGGCTACGTTGGCGGTGGCCACGCCGTCATACTTGTCCTCCTTGCCCTCCTTGGGCATCACCGCCGCGCATATCACGCCGCAGGCGTTCCGCACGAATACGCGCTCTTCTCCCGTTTCCATGTCCAGCACGGTCACTCTTAATGCCATTTCATTTCTCCTTTCGATTTTCACTTAAAGTCGTAATATTGCCGCCGGGGGGACCCCGTTAAGCACGTTGTTTTTCCAGAAGTGCTCCAGTTTCGGAATGATGTAGTCGATGTCCGTCTGGCACTCTGTTTTTTCGAATTTGTAGAAGCGTATCTCACCATCCCCCTCCGCGTTCACCAGCAGCGCCCACACCACGGCGTATTCGTATTCGCCGGTAAACATCTGTTCGCATATCTGCGCGTAGTAGAGGTCGGGGACCTTCCCTCTCCATTTGTCCCAGTCGGCGCGGGTCAAGCACGTCGCCGTCTTGCTCTCGTAGATGCCTCGTCTGCCTGTTTCACGCTCCACCAGCTCCCCGTCCGGAGTGCAGGTCAGGAAACTGTAGCGCCCCGTCTGTCGCACGATCAGGTACGGCTCAAAGCTCAGTTCGTACTCCGGGTGCATCAGTCGAAACATGGCTCTCAGCGGTTCTTCCGCCCGGTTTCCGAAGTCGATGCGCTCGTTCCCGGATATTTCTTTTGTCTCCACGGCACCGATCTTCTCGCGCCATAGTTGCAGCGGCGTCTTGAAGTTGGACACGCCCAGCACAATGCCGCAGTCGCTTGCGCCCAGCCCGCCGCGCCGTCCCTCCAGCCACTCGGCGCGGCTTCCGTATACCGTTCGTTCCGTCACGTTTTCTCACTTCCTCCGCAAATAAAAAGAGCGCCGCCAAGCTGTTCGGAATTTCCGAACCACTCGACGACGCTCCGCCCTTCCCGCCAACTGACTTAGGCGGGGTACACTATTTGGTTTTCAGCTCGTCCCGCTTTACCGCGACGACCTTTATCCGATCCTTGAGGGGGATGATCTCTATCCGCTGCCCCTTCGCCAGCGCCATATTGATGGCGAATACCTGCTCCGCCGTAAGATTTATTCCCGCCATATTCTCTCCTGTCCCGTGCGCCTATACGCAAATCTATTCCGTGCTATCCCATCGCAGGGCAATGCAACACTGTTCACTCCAATGCCGTTGCCTGTCGCTGCGTATCAATTCGATGCTTTTCCTCTGCGTGTCTCTGCTTTCCATTGCGACGCCAATCCATTGCGATGCGTGTCATGGCCCAGTTATCCCTTGACAGTACATATCCCTACACAGCTGTTCCGTTGCCGTGCCTACCGATGCGTATCCTCGCTACACCGTCGCTATGCACAACTGCGCTTTGCCTTTGCTTCGCGGGGCACGTCTCTGCACGGCAGGTCTATACCGTTGCGTTACGCGATCTCCTCCCAGCGGAACCGACCTTTTCCGCTGTTCCGCCACTGGCCGATGCCGGAGAACCGCCCGTAGTCCAGCCACTCCCGCACGGCTTTCTCATGGTCGTCGCACAGAAGAATGATGGTAAACTCACACGTTGCCCCCGCGGGAATCTGCTCTGACAACGCCAGGCTCACGCGCTCTCCCTGCATCGTCTGCGCCCGCAGAGGACGGCAGCACTCTCCCATTTCGCCGTCAAACAGAATGGGAATGTTCCGGGGTTCCACAAAAACCAATTTGTCAATTTCTTTTTTGAACGCCTTGATGCCGCTGGACACGCTACCCTTGACCTTCCGGAGCCCACCGCAGGTATCCTTAAAGAACCCCTTGATCTGATAGTCGTAGAAGAACGGCGTTCCATCGTCCAGCTTCGGGAAGATGGTCTTGCCCTTCTCCACCACGCCGTCCACGCCGATGGCGGCCACTTCGTCCTCAATGGTGTTGGAATCCGGGGACTTGCTGGCGATGAACGTCGTGTAGATGTCAGGATCGCCGGGGCAGGTGCCCAGAACCGCCTCGGTAAACGTCAGTTTCACTTTGATCTCTTTCATAATTGTGTACTCCTTCAAATTAAAATTTTTGTTTGTTTATTTATAAAGCCCCAGGGCTTTACAGCTTGTCCACGCGCCCACCAGGGCGGCTCCCGCGAGAAGCAGCAGCCACAGCGAGCCGCCGTTCTCCACCTCTCCGATAATGCCCCACGCCAGAAAGGCGCTCACGCCCAGCAGTACCTTCCACTTCCGGTCGCGCCGGCGCTCACTTCTGGTCCTGCTCATCATTGTCCTCCTCTATGTACGGCTCTCCGCACACCGGGCAATACATATCCCGGCGCACCTCTATGCCGTTCTCCCCGTCCAGGTTCTCTTTCTTCTCCCGGATCACCGGCGCGTCAAACCTCACGCCGCATATCCTGCACCGCCAGCTCATAGCGTTATTGCGGAGCGAAGGTCTTCGATGGGGATGTGCAGTGTCCGGCAAGCCTTTTGCAGCTCTCCCAGCGTGAAGTCCAGCGGGGATTTCCTACGACGAAGCAGCGTAGCTGTCGTCATTCCCAACGCGGCAGCCACGTCCCGCTTCTGCACGCCCTCTGTCTCCATCGCGCCGTACAGCAGCGCCACGATCTTCTGCTCCGTTGGGTTCACACCCAAGGGCTTCACTCTCGGCATTTTCTCCCCTCTCCCTTCATCAATTCATCCAGCGTACAGCGGTACAGTGCAGACAACTTGTGCAGAACTGCCACCGAAGGATCAGCCTTGCCTGTCTCATAAAGGCTCACCGCTGAAACGCTTATCCCCAGCAGATCTGCCACCGTTTTCTGCGAATATCCGGCTTTCTTTCTTTGCTCCTTATAACTCAATCTCTCATCTCCCATCAAAAATAATCGAGAAATACTTGACTTTTCCTGAAATTCGCCTTATTATGTGGTTGTCTGTTAAAATAACTTAGCAAATTCCACTTGATTTTGGTGAAGCATCTCTCTATATCTGCTCGATTTCTTTTGTGTATCTTTATATTAACTCGATATTCGCTCAATTTCAAGAGCAACCTACTCCATTTTTCAATGTTTGTAGCAATGCACAATTTTGGAGGTATACTTTTGTGAATGGTGAACTGTTCGTTTACAAGATTTGGCAATTATGCAAAGCCAAGGGGCTGACAAAAGCCGAGTTCTATGAAACTGCCGGCATCACTCCGTCGGCAATGGCTCTTTACAAAAAAGGAAAGACCAAACCATCAATGGACACTCTTCGCGCTATTGCGCGCGTTCTGGAGATTGACGTCTCCTATTTGCTGACCGAACTTTACGGCGATGAAAAAGAAAAAGAGCCCGCTTCCCAGATGGAAAGCGAACTCGATTCCGCCCTTGTTAAGTTGCTGTGTTCTCTTACGCCTACTGAACTGGCGCAGGTGCAGGGCTTTGCTGCAGCGCTGATAGCAGCTCGTAAAGCCTGACCTTTTCCTCCATCGTCAGGGTGGAGACCAGTTTCTTCGCTTCCTGTTCGTTCATTTCTCTGCCCCCTCGTATGTCGTTTTGTGGCGTTTGCTTGGTTTAATCGTACTCTATGTGCGCCGCAGTGTCTACGTTCATTTTGGGGAATCACTCCCCAATTTGGGTAATTGGCGCTCTGAGACCGATCCATATTGGGGAAACTGCTACCCAAATACGGAAATCTACGGATGAAATAAGATCCGCAGCGGATGAAATAGTATCCGTTACCGATAGAAAGGGGAAATCATGTCAGAAATTCAGGAAATCGCGCAGCATATTCAGGACTTCCCTGCCCTTGTCCATAAAGCCAGAATGGACAAGGGCATCACCAACGAGGAACTGGCCAAACTGTCCGGCATCAGCTATTCCGCCGTCTGCAAAATGCAGTCCGGCGAGCGCGATCCAAAGCTGTACGATGCTGTCGCGGTGATGAAAGCCGTCGGCATATCCGCCGACCAAGTGTTTGACATCCAGCCTCCCGCATCAGCTCCCTCCGCCATGCAGGAACGCATCCACGAGCTGGAGTTGGATAACGCCGTCAGCTCCGGCGACGTGGTGCGCCTGAAGCAGGTCAACGGACTTTGCACACAGCGCTTGGATGCCGTTATCCGCCAGCGCGATCATTACAAACGCTGGTCTGTGTTTTCTTCAATTTTTGCCGCGATCCTATCCCTGTTCTTAATTGTTTATCTTTTTTTCGACTTCCGCAATCCCCGTGCCGGCTTCATCCTCCAAGACGGACCTTCAGCGTTTGCGTGGCTTGTTATCCTTCTTGTGTCTATTTCTATTGGCGTGTGCAGCATTGTCGGATACTTCGTGCTGCGCGATACTGCAAAAGGGACCTCACTTCGAAAGTAGAACAAAACTTCTACCGTGTTCTACATTATATTCCACAAGTTTATTGGATTCAATGCACACTTTTCACAAGTTTCTTGTTAATTTTTGTTGAAAAAAGAAAAAGCCGGCCAATCGGACGGCCTTTCCATATAAGCTCTATTCCCGCCAACACCATCACGAGTCTTAAAGAAAGGAGCCTACAACGGTAGGGCAACACGAAAATATCAAAATGTCAACGAAATGCAAGTCCTGTAAGCGCGAAGTCCCCGACAACGCCACGTTCTGCCCCTGGTGCGGCCAGAAGCAGGTGCGGGAGCGCAAAAAGGACGGCGTTATCAAGGTGCCGGAGCCGAAGCAGCTTCCATCCGGCAGCTGGCATATATATCTTGCCGCCGAAAAGCGGTCTGTCACCGAAACGACAAAAGACCGCTGTATTGCGAAGGCAAAAGCCGTCCGCGCAGGTTTTGTGGAGCAGCAAAAGAAGCTGCCGGCCTTAACATGGTCCAAGGCGATAGACGCCTATATCGCCGACCGATCTGAATCGCTGTCGCCGGAAACCGTCCGGGGCTACCGCGTTATACAGCGCAACCGCTTTCATAATATCATGCAAAAGCCTATGAGCGCACAGGTCAACTGGCAGGCGGAGATCAACGCAGCACTTTCCGGCCTTTCCGACAAGTCCGTAAAAAACGCATGGGGGCTTATGACTGTCATCATGCGCGTAAATGAGATTCCCGTCCCCCGCGTCCTGTTTCCTGTGCCGGAGAAAAATGAGCGAGAGTTCCTTGATCCGCAGCAGATCATCGCTTTCTGCGAGGCTGCAAAGGGCGACACCTGCGAAATGGCAATGCTTCTCGGCCTACACAGTTTGCGAATGTCAGAAATCAGGGCATTGCGTTTCCCAGACAGTTTTGACATGAAAAAAAGCAGCATCTTTGTATCTGGCGCAGTCGTTCGGGACGAACACAACAAAGAGGTGTTCAAGCAACGCAATAAAACGCGGCAGTCCGCACGCACTGTCCCCATCATGATACCCCGGCTTAGAGAACTGCTTGAGGCGCAGTCAAAAGACGGCTACGTCGTAACGCAAGCCAACAGCACCATCAACCGGCACATACGCACTATTGCAGAGCAGCAGGGACTTCCAAATATCACGGAGCATTGTCTGCGGCATTCGTTCGCATCTCTTGGCTATCATCTGCGTCTTTCGGAGATTGAGGTCATGAGTATGGGCGGCTGGTCTGACAGTTCCACCGTACACGACATTTACCTTCACCTCGCCCAGCGGGACCGGTTAAAGGCGGAAAACAAGATGGCGAAGTTCTACCGTACCGCAGAAAAACTCCCCGTCGGGAAAATCCTCAAGGGGAAAAACGAATGTTAGTTTTCGATACGAATTTCAATACGAAAATCAGAAAGCACGTATTCATGCGGGGTTTAAGCCCATTTTTAGGGGTTCGACTCCCCTCAGCTCCACCATAAAGGTGAAAGACCCGCAACCCTTGTGGTTGCGGGCTTTCCTTGTATTCGTGCGGGTTTGCTGGTTTTTTGCATCAAAAAAATATGCAAGGCAATGCGAATATTTTTGGTTCGTGCAACAAAAAAATGCAATAATTTTCGACACGAGATTCGACACGAAAGAACCAGCCCCATACGGAGCCGACTCTTTCATTCCTTACACCACCACACCGTTTCCCTCCTGACACCCGCCACGGCGGCCTCCTCATGGGTCATCAGTATGTCAACGTGTTTTCCTATTACGCCCACATCCAGGGCGATGTATGTCTTGTCTCCGATGATGACTGTGCTGCCGGTCGGTATCACGTCCGGGTCTGTCGCCGCGCAAGAGCCGGGATATACCCACTGGCCGCTGGAGGTCAACACCCGGCCGAACTCGTCCCGGTTCATGTGCGCGTACTTCTCAACGCAGTCTGCGCAGTAGCCGGTAATAATGCAGTCCTCCAGCACGTTGCTTTTTGCCTTGACAGTTTCCAGTATGCGTTCCGACTCATCGGGATCCTCTTCTACAATCGTATCGCGGCTGTCAGTATCTTCGCCCCACTCCACACGCAGGACGGTATGCGGCATGTCCGCGCTGGCTCTCCACGGAGCGATCAGAGCAAAGATCAGCAGTGCCAGCAGCATGAACTCCAGCATAAAATGCGTCTGCTCCCGACGCACCACGCGCCGGTACTCTGCCCGCATAGCCACAAACGGTCCGGGGCATAATCCGAACTCCCCGGCACGGGCAATGTTCTCGCTCATTGTTTTATAGACTATCTGTTCCCTTTTGGTCATTGATTATATCGCTCCTCACGAATAGTACAAATTTACCCGGCGGTCAGCGCAGTGCTTGAATATTGCTTTCCAGTGCTCAAACATATTGTAGGGTTTCATTACGTGGTAATTGTGCCCCATCATATCGGACTTCAGATCTTTCATGGCGTTGTATACCTTGCGGCACTCCTGCGGGGTAAATTGGCCTCCGCAGTCTGAATGAAAAATCAGGATGTCCAGATCGTCGTTGCAGTGCGCGTTCCAGTATTCTGCTTCTGCATCAGAGAAGGGCGCACCGCGGAGCATATTCCTCTTGAAAATGTTGTGGCACTGCTGGCCGTAGGCAACCTTTATCAGTTCAAGGATAAACGTGCCGTATGTAAGATACCCGCAGTCAAAACCAGCCTCATCGGTCAGCCCTTTCGCACGAGCGCAAAGTCCCATTATTCTTCGCCCTCCTTCTCTTTCTCCTCATACAGCGGACACCCGCAGTTTACAAAATCGGCGCAGTAGGGGCTATCCCCATTGAAGCACGCCCACGTCCATTCCTCGTGCCATTTGCAGCCGACACAGCATTTGCTTTTCATGTCCTCACCTTCTTACTCAGGCTGTTCCAGCTTGCCGTAGCGGCGCTCTGGCTCCACCCTGACAGAGTGAAACCGCAGCTCGCGCAGCGCACATAGTACCGTTCCGGCACATGAATACCGATTTTGCGCTCTCCGCTGTCTCTTCCGCAGTGGGGACATACCTCCAGTTTCCCGCTGGGTTTTCTGTTGTATTGATTCACTGCTCGGCCTCCTTTGACAGAATAACAACGCCAGCAAGTTCCCCGTTGTCCTCAAAATATTCCGCGCCGCAGCAGGTCTTAAAGATATGGGCGTGCCACATAGCTGCGTCCTCCCCATAGACGAGGCCGATAACTCGTTCCGGTTCGCGGAAATCTCCGGTCTGTATCATCAGCGCCGCCTTATGCCGCGTCTTGTCATCAGGTAGTTTTTGTATGCAGTTCCCCTTGTTGGGGGGAGGACCGTCCAAGGGCTTGTTGGGCTGATAGCCTTGATACCACTGCCGTCTCTGCCCATTGTCCTTGTAAACGAGGTTGATAAATGCGGTGAACCCGCCGATCAGAACGAAACCAACGATGACTCCTAAAACAGTTCCCATTATGTTTTCCTCCTCACAAATGTACGATCATTGATCCCTCCGGTATCGGGGGCTTTTTCTTTCCGTTCACCCACCTCGTGGGCATCGGGTTTATCTTCACCGCCTCCATAGGATTTACTGGCGCTGGCTCCGTCCAGTCTCTGCCGCAAACATAGCACTTGTGGTAAATCTCGGTTCCGCGCTTTTGCACGAGAAGGAGGTTGTGCGTCTGGCAGCAGGTCGGTGCGTTTTTCCAAATCCTCATCTCGCGGCCATCCTCTGTGCGGTGCCAGATAAATCGTCCATTTCCACCGGAGCCTCCTGAACCGGGCGTACATACACCGGATCCAGGCTCGCAGCCGGCACCACCATTAGCGATGTATGCCGGACCAACTCCACCTGCTCCGCCTGTTCCGCTGTTCTTTATCATCCCAAATACTCCCTCCACTTCTTATCCAGCCCCTTCGCCCGCAGTGTCCTGCCGTTCATGGTGTACTGGCGCATCCGAAGCATGAGGCTTTCCTCATGGCAGCGGTCGCAGTATCCACGCATTGCTTTATCCCTCATCGGGTTCCTCTGCTGCTCGTGCGTCAGGTACACGATGTACTCCGCTTCCATCTCCTTGATGCACTTGGGGCACAGTTTGGCAGTGCGGACCGTCCAGATGGCCTTATCCATTGGGGAGTTCTTTCCTTTCACGCATCCTTTTCTCAACGGAAGCTACAGCGCGGAGGATGTCGTAAGTGTCAACCCGTGAAAGAGGGTCAGCGGTAATGACGTCCTTCCCGATGTATCTCGCATAGTCGTACTCCAATTTTGTCCCCTTGCTCACCTGCCATCCGAGCTGGAAAAGAACCACGTCCGCGCTATCCAGCATAGCAAAGCATATACGCATATAGTCTGCTGGCTTCATGCCCTCCGGCAGCTCCGCCGGGTTCAGGACGGTGTGACCCGCACACTGCAGCGCTGTTTCCGTTTCCTTAAGCTCTGCCTTATAATGCGGATTGCCTGTGATACGTCCTGCTATATAGATTTTCATTTCTCCATTTCCTCCTCCAGTTTGTCCAGAGCCTTTCCGATGAGTTTCCAGCGGTCAACGCCGATGTCCCGAGCCTCCAGCAGGCCACGCCGCACCACGTCAGGGGCCACCTTGCCGCCGGTAGCGTCGGACACTCTCTGTGCCCAGCCAAGTTTCGTTCTTTGATGGTAGGCTTGCAGCCGCATAAAAACCTCCCGCTTGATCTCCGCCATCGCGCCCTTGGGCTTAAACGGCGTGGTGGGTTCGGTCGGCTGCGGTGCGGGTTCTGGCGGGTCTTCGCTGCCATCGCGCTGTTCGCTTTCCTCCTGTACCTGCACAAACGCGCCAATGGGGCGAACATCGTCCTTGTTGAGTATTTTTATCACCGGTACGCCCTCCGGCACGGCCGTATAGATGGTATCCTCATTCTCCACGCCCAGCGCAGGAAACTCCTCAATGGCGTAGGACGTGATGACCTCCTCCGGCAGCACCAGCACGCCCCGCACCAGCCCCTCTATGATATAGTTGGTTACGCCCTGCACTATCTGCATACCGCCCTTCACGCGGACGATCAGCACCTTTCGTTCCGTCATTTCTGTTTTTCCTTTCGCAGTTCATTTACGGCATCCACCAGTTCGTTGATTTTGTCTCGCATAAAGCCGAGATCGACGAACACCCCATCCTCGTTGCGGAAAGTTATGCGTGTCTGTGTCCCATGCAACCTTTGGATTTTTTCCAGCTCATCAGGATGGGTAAAATCGTACTGGCCGACACGGTTACACAGTTTTGACAATATACGTGCCACTTCTTCCGCAGTTTGAGCAAGTTCCTGGAATCTCTCGATCCCCCCACTGGTCCACTTAAAATACGGTATATAACTGACACCTGTCTCGGTAATATATCCAATGGTGCCATCCTTAGCTTCAACATAATCGCCTACATGAAATTCGTACTTCATTTCTGTTTTTCCTTTCGCAGTTCATTTACAGCGTCTACCAGTTCGTTGATCTTATCCTGCATGACTTGCGTGTCTGGCGCGTATCTCATAGTCCCGTTTTCGGACTTACGCACGCTCCCGCAGTGAAGAATCTCCTTGGGCTTCTGCACTACTGCTTTCTCATTCTCCCACCGCCCGATGCGCTTATAGCCCTTGAAGCCGTTTTCCGCCTCGTACTTGGTGATGCAGTCCTCCTCACCGTCCGTAAAATGTACCGTCGGCTCACAGAACCCACGCTCCCGGCATTTCTCACACCGGCAGATGCTCTTGATGTACCCCGCCCGGCCATCCACAGTCTCCACAAAGTCGCCTTCGCGCAGGCTTCCCGGCATCATCAACGGTTTCGTGGAGCTCATCTTGTCGAGCTCATCCTTTTCCGCATATCCGCAATCCCTGAGCATCCCCCTGATAAGTGCAAAGTCGTACTTGCCAATGCGAGTAAAATTCTGCGGCAGATCCTCTATATTGCCACTCCAGCCCGTCTGCGTCCCATCGTCCCACTTGAAAATGAAACTGTGAACCCGCCCTGACCTCTCGTAAGAAAACACATATCCGGTAAGCGTTTTGGATAATGTGCCATCGGCGCGTTCCAACCTCGCATAATCTCCCGCATGAAAGGTGTATATCATTTCTGCTCGACCTCCTTCAGCGCTTTCTCCGCCTCCTCGCGGGTCAGAAATACGGTCTTGCCGATTTCTCCGGCGTTTATACCTGACAGCGATTGCCAAGCAAACCCTTCTACAATGTCCCACTCGATAAACAAGCCGAACAATTCCACGCGGATGGTTCTAACTTTATACACACTGATCGTTTTTCGACCCGTTACTTCGTAAAGCCTATCGCCCACCTTGCAAGGCGGCACCACCAGCCGCCCGTCCCCGTCGGCCTTCAACAGCTCCCGAAAACGAGACAAAGCCTCACTTGCTTTTTGTTCGCCAATCAAGTCTTGGACGAATACACAATAAGCCGCGAATTCCTCCGGCGTCATCCCCGTGTCCTCGTAGGCGGCGAGGATATCCTTGAGTCGATTGCGGCAGTACAGCGCGGTGCAGTCAGCCATCGGCTTACCATGCTTACCTGTCCAATCCGCTTCGCACTTCTGGCAGTCCATCATTGCCTGTCCATCGGTGCCGCGCTTCGTCAGTCGTTCCATCACTCCACCTCCTCTACATAGCACCAGCTCTGGGGCGGGCGTTCAAGCGTTCTCCCACACTCAACAAGATTGATACTCCCGTCAGGGTTGTAGTCATATTTTTGATATGAGCAAGCAATCATGCGCGATTGACACGATTTATCATCATTTTTATACATGCACATAGGAGAAAACTCGCTCAGCTCCTTCGGCTTATCGTAGATTTTTAGGTCGGAGATGTGCCAGCCGTAGCCGGTTTTCGACTGCAAATACCTGTGCATATCCGCAAGCCCCAGACAGGATTCACGCGCCACGCGGTTTGTTGTGGGCTTGTCCTCCCCGGCTACGGAATAGCTCCCTCCGGGCGACTGTGTTTCCAGCTTGTAGACGCGGTCGCAGATAAACTCACCAATGACTTTGCCTCCGCCATAAAACTGCGGATTTGGATAATCCGTTGCAATAAAGTCCTCGTGCGGGTACTTCGGCAGCGTGCAGTAGATATAGCACTTGAACGGCGTCTCCAGCTTCGGGCGCGTTTTTCGCACCTCGATAGTCTTTTCGCCGTTGCAAATCTTCTCGCACCACTTGGGACGAATGCTTATCATCACGGCCTTGCTCATGCCTTTTCCTCCTTCCACGGCGTATCTACGCACTCCGGCTTCTTGCAGCGCATCTCGATTGCCCACAGCAGATTCCACGCCGCCGCCAGCAGGTGATCCTCGTCCTCCTGCCCGCCCAGATACTTCGCCGCGTGTCGCATGGCGCTGTCCATCAGGCTGCTGGTGGGTATCCCTTTATCGACGTTATGCACCCCATACTTGAGTGCCCCTGCCTCGCAGTGCTTGCTTACCTCGATAATCGCCGCCCACGGCAGAAGATCCATGCGGCCTTTCCCTCTGTGCATATCCCGCTGCGCTCCGGTGCTGAAGGTAGTACGCTCTCCGCTGTCCTTGATGCCGCCCATCACTGCCGCTTTTGGCTTTTCGGCAGACTTTTCAAGAATCTCAAGGCGCTGAAAACCGCCCCACGCAATCTCTCGGCAGCAGTCCGGGCAGAAAATATTTGAACCGGAAGTTGTCGCATCAAAGTCCTTTCCGCATCTTCCGCATACGCTCATGTTTCTCTCTCTCCTTTCGGTCGTTCCAACGGCCTGTACACCGTCTGCGTTCCCTTAATGTGCGGCATGAGCCAAACACACCACATCACATCCATCAATGGGCTGCCACCGTGGCCGTCCTTGAAAAAGAAGTCCGGTCTCCATGTCAGGGGCAGAATGTAACTGGGCGGGAACTCATCAAACAAAGATAAGCGGCGTTTCGCGTGCCAGAACTGTGACTTCACCAGAAACGCAAAGGGCTTGCCCAGAGACGCCGCCTTGCGGATAAATTCTTCCGCCAGCGAGAAAGGCGGGTTCGTGATAATCCAATCAGCTGCGTCAATGCTGGACTTCAAGAAGTCCGTCCCATCCAGAATGTCCGTTGTATAGACGGTCTCAAAGTACGTCTGAAGCACACCGGCCATATCCCCCTCACCCGCCGCCGGTTCCCAGATCACCGTGTTCTCCGGCAGACGGAGGAAGTCCAGCAGAGCCACCGTTACCTCCGGCGGCGTCGGGTAAAAATCCGACTCCCTTCTGCCAATCGCGCTGTTGCCGCCCGCTATGCGGCTCGCCTGTAAACTATCCATGTCAATACCTCACTCCGATGTAGTCCAGCACCCGCGCATAACCGAGGCCGTCCTTTGTTGGCTTCCACAACCCGTCCGTGTCGAATGCCCCGCCGCCGATGCAGAACGCATAGTGCTTCGGGTGCGTCAGTTTCATGCGTTCAAAGCGGTTGACGCCCTTTTCGAGGTGCGCCCCGAACGCGCAGAACATACACCCCGTCCTCTGGCATCCCGTGCAGTGCAGCTTGCAGTCAATCAGCGTAGCGCCGTAGTCGTTCTCGCCGTCGCTGGCCACGATGTCGCCGTACACGCTGGCGTAAAAGAGGTGGTTGTCTACGATGAACCGAAGCACGTCCTGCTCCGTCCAGAAACTCATGGGCTTAGATAAGGGACGTTTTCCTTCAAAGGCGTTGCAGCCAGTTTCGCGCCATTTTTGCATCCGCAAAAGACTTTCCTCCGCCATTGTTGCCGTCGTGGGCTTGACATCCGCTCGGTGCTCATAGTTCTTTGATGGAGACTTTTTCATAATTCCACAACACTTGTCTGATATGAGGAATGGAGCCGAAAGCAAATACTCCCACTTTTCACAGTTGTACATACTCTTTTCCCCATCGGCGCGCAAGACTTCCCCACGCAATAGCTTCATACTTCGGCTCTCCGGTGATCGCCGCGCTGTTTCTATCCGGTGCGCCACATCTTTTCCTATGACGCTATACCCGTACTTCGTCACCGCTTGTCGAATGTTCATCTTCGGGCGCAGGCGGTGAAGGTTTACGGTCACGCGGGGGAACTCCCTCCGCAGCCAGTCGGCGTACTCATTGACGAACTTCTGTATCTCCGGGTACTCCAACCCAGTGTTTACAAACACCAAGTTCAGCTCCCAGGGCGGTGTCCTGAAACTCGACAGGTACCGCGCCGCCAGATACGCCAGCACCGTGCTGTCCTTTCCGCCGGAGAAACTGACAAAGCACTGCCCGCCCCATGCGGTGTACCACTCGTCCAGCTTTTCGTAGGTCAGTATCTCCTTGTCCTGCACGTCCAGTGCCATCAGTTTCCTTGCCGCCTCATTCGTCAGCGGCTGGTTTATCCGTCCCATGTATCTCGTCCCCACTCCCATCACAGGCAGAACTGTAGATAGTCCTGCAAAGTCTTTTTCGCACGGTTCACGCTCCGGCTGACCGTGCTCTTATTTGTGTCGTGCAGCGCCGCGATCTCCGTCACCGTCATGCCGCCCTCATACATCTCTCTCAGGTACATCCACTGATCGTCTGTCAATTTCAGCGCCGCTTTTAGGAAGTGCCGCCGCAGCCGAAGCAGGGCGCCGAGGTTCGCGTCCCTGTCCAAAGCACTCCCTCGATCTAACTTGCCGGCCACTTGCTCCCGACCCTTTGGCAACCGGTAGTCTAATCGCCGTGTCAAGGGAAGCATAAAAACTTTTTCACCCCCATATAACATCCGTGTCAACACCATGCCACCACCATCGCACCACCGCCGCACAAAGGCCGTACCTTCTCCTCACATATATGGCGCTTGCGCCCGCCGAAATTTTTATTTTTTGACCTCGGCCTTTTGACCGTTTCGTTTTTTCGACCCGGTTTCAAAACCACCCCCCCTACCCCTAACTTGCCAGTAACTTGCGTGAGAATAGCGGATCGGTGTGCCGGAGTGGGGAACATGGGAGCGGGGAGGAGAGTTGCGTAGCATGGAGAAAAGGCTTTGCCCTTCCGGTTTGTAAACCTCCCCCGGGGTTGCCGCCCTGGTGGTGGTCAGGTGGTGCCGGTGGTGGTGCCGGCCGTCATTGCCGCCGGATTTTGCAGGAAATACGCCCGCCGCCGGGGCGCTTTCCTTTCCATATTGTTCTAATATGTAAAGGAATGTTCTGATTTTTGCAAGTTCTCATTCATTTTGCCCACTTTCGCGCCCTGATTTGGTGAAATTCTCCGTCTTCGGCTGTTTCGGCTCGGTCTTGCTGCCGTCTGCTGGATGGTCACGGCATGGAGCCGGGGCGCTCGCCGCCGCTGCCGGTCGCCGCCTGTCCGCTGTTTTGCCCGGAACATAAGCCGCCGGGCGACTCTCCTTCCCTTCCCTCGCCG